ATTATGGCGAAATTAAAGTTTTATACAGATGTAAGAAGATTAGGCGACAAGATACTATTATGTGGTTATGATACAGCAGGCCAGCGTATTCGACGCGAAGTTCCATTTGCTCCTACCCTATATGTACCCAAGAAAGATGGGGATTGGAGATCTCTTTATGGTGAACCATTAGCACCTCTTCAGTTTTCTTCAATGAAGGATGCTAGAGAATATCTATCAAAATATGAAGATACAGCAAACTTTAAAGTCCACGGTAACACTAATTATATCGCTCAATTTGTACAAGAGCATTTGCCTGGTAAGATTGAATTTGATAGAAGCTTAATTAATGTAACTAATCTTGATATTGAGGTTCAAGCAGATGCTGGGTTCCCTGAGCCTATAGAAGCTGGATATCCGGTCAATGCTATTACATGGAAGAATAGTATCGATAATGTATATCATGTATGGGGTCTAGGTGAATTCGATGTATCTAAACGCATTGATCAAGATATTAAAGTAGTGTATAATCCATGTGAAACCGAAGGCCAACTACTATCCGAATTTGTTGCTCATTGGAGGTCCAACTTCCCGGATGCCATTACTGGATGGAACTCTACGCTATTTGATATTCCATACCTAATCAATCGTATTTCAAAGGTATTATCTCCATCTGTAGCCAAGTCTCTATCTCCTTGGGGTAAGATTAAAGCTCGTGAGTTTACATATATGAATCGTACACAACAGTCGTATGAGATTATGGGTATTGCCTTACTTGATTACATGGATTTATATAAGAAGTTTACATTCACTCCTCGCGAATCATATAGTCTTGATAATATAGCTCACGTTGAGTTGGGAGAACGTAAGTTGTCATATGAAGAACATGGTGATTTATATACATTATACAAAGAAGACTTCCAGAAGTTCATTGATTATAATATCCGAGATGTTAAGCTTGTAGATCAGTTAGATGATAAAATGGGCTTGATTACTTTATGTATGACTTTAGCATATAAAGCGGGCGCCAATTATTCTGATACATTTGGAACCACTGGTATTTGGGATACGTATATCTATCGCACATTGTATGAACGCAAAGTAGCTGTACCTCCTCGTGAATCCAAGTTTAAAGATAAGTACCCTGGTGGTTATGTTAAAGCTCCTCGCGTAGGTGGCCATGAATGGATTGTATCATTCGATTTAAATAGTCTTTATCCCCATCTTATCATGCAATATAATATGTCGCCCGAGACTATTGTTAATGAACGAACATTCGGCATGTCGGTCGAAGCTGCATTAGAAAATAGAATCCCTAAACAAGTTCGACCAGATTGCACAATGGCCGCCAATGGTACTCATTATCGTAAAGATATTAGAGGCATTATCCCTCAATTGGTTGAAGAGATGTATGCAGGCCGTAAGACCGTTAAGAAAGAAATGCTTAATGCCATACAGCAGAAAGAGAAGGCGAATAAGAAAGACAAATCTCTCATGAAAGAGTTTGACAAGACTATCAACACACTTGATAATGAGCAGATGGCATATAAGATCATGATGAACTCTCTTTATGGAGCTCTGGGTAACGAATGGTTTAGATATTATGATTTACGTATTGCTGAAGGTATTACTATGTCTGGTCAGTTATCTATCCGATGGGCCGAAGCTGCTGTAAATGGATTTATGAATAAGATTATTGGGGCCGAAGATAAAGATCATGTTATAGCTATCGATACCGATTCATTATACGTAGATTTCCACCCTCTCGTTAAACATCTTAAATTAGAAGATAAGATGGATACCGCTCAGATTGTTAAAACAATAGATTCTATATGTGTCGATCAATTTGAACCTATGATTCATTCGTCATATGAGAAGTTAGCAGCTTCTTTAAATGCTTATGAGAATAAGATGGTGATGGCCCGAGAGGCTATTGCAGATAAGGGTATATGGACTGCTAAGAAGAGATATATTCTTAATGTTCATAACAATGAAGGAGTACAGTACGCTGAGCCTAAGTTAAAGATTATGGGTATTGAAGCTGTTAAATCATCAACCCCAGCACCATGTCGTATTGCTTTGAAAGAGATCTTTAAAGTTATTATCAAAGGTTCTGAATCAAATACTCAAAAGGCTATTACTCAGTTTAAAAAGTATTTTAAATCACTACCAGCTGATCAGGTGGCATTCCCGCGTGGAGTTACAGATATTGATAAATGGGCTGATCGCCAAAATTTATATAAGAAAGGATGTCCAATACATGTTCGTGGTGCTTTGTTATATAATAACAAACTAAAGGATATGGGTCTCAAAAGATATCCAATTATTAATCCTGGTGATAAGATTAAGTTTGTTTATATGAAAATGCCTAATCCTATTAAAGAAAATGTAATGGCATTTCCGGGTTACTTACCGGGCGAGTTTTGTTTAGACAAG